TGCTGGTTTCTTTGGAAGTTTAATCCTAATAGGCAAAAAGCAATCTAATAATTTAAAGACTACATTTTTTGCAATAGTAACTGGTGTAGCCAGTGCTAACTATATTACTCCAATTATTATTGACATTATTAGAGTTGATCAAAAATATGAGATGAGCATTGCTTTTATTTTAGGATTTTTAGGAGTTAAAGGTGTTGAATTTGTTAGTATTTATCTTATTGAAAAATCACAAAATGCAAATAATAAGCCTAATAAATAACATATCTGATTTAATAATATCAGTTAGTTTAATATTTTTCCTTTACTTTGTTTATCGTGAAGGTGGCCTGATTCAAAAAGTTCATATTTTAGAACGCTTATTTGTTAGAATAGCATTGTCCATTGGAGCAAGTGCATCAATGCATGACTTTTTAAGTGAGTCAAATAGAGCTGCATTCTTGATACATTTATCCTTTGCAATGATATTTAGCTGGGGAGCTTACTTTCACTATAAATATATAATAAAAAATGAGTTATAACTGGCTAAAAAAAGAAACAGCTCCAAAGTTATTGGTTGAGGCTGTTAAGCACATTGGAGTAAAGGAGATAGTTGGCAAGCAACACAATCCAACCATCTTATCCTGGGCCAAAGCTCTTGGTCTTGAGAAGGTTTACACAAATGATGAGATCCCCTGGTGTGGTTTATTTGTTGCATACTGTTGCCATGCAGCTGGATTAGATGTTGTAAAAGCTCCATTATGGGCATTGAACTGGAATAAATATGGAAATGTTGCAAAGGTGCCAATGCTTGGAGATATATTAACATTCACCAGGAATGGAGGAGGACATGTAGGGATATATGTTGGTGAGGATGCAACACATTATCATGTACTTGGAGGAAATCAGAATAATTCAGTGAGCATATCTCGCATTGAGAAATCAAGATTAAGCCAAGCAAGGAGGACAGCATGGAAGATTGCACAACCGGCAGCAGTCAGAGTTGTCCATCTTGAAGCAAAAGGAATAGTAACTACAAATGAAGCATAATGAAAAAACCAGGTAGACCAAAAAAGAATTTAAATATAAACATTGACACAAAGAAAGTGGATGTTAAAATAACACGAAAAGATGGCGTTACAGACATTAAAGTTGATACTCCGAAGGTAGACGTTGAATTGCATAAAGATAATCAAGGAAAGAGCATTAAAATAGATTCAGAGCCAGTTGATATCACCATTGATAAAGGTGAGGTTAAGGTTGATGTAAACGAACAAAGTGGATTGCTTGGCAAATTAGTTAAGTTAATCTTCAGAAAGAAGCTTCCATAAGCAAGTTGTTTTTAGGTTAATAAGAGAGCCATCCTGATTAGGGTGGCTTTTTTAATTGTTAAAATATGTTAAAATTATTTCATAACTGAAAATAGTTATTAAATTTGTTCAACACTAAAAACAAAAAACATGGGAACATTTATTTATTTGCTGTTATTGTACAGCTTTGTTGCAACTTTAAAAATCATCAGTCATGGAAAATAAAGTTGAATTAATTGAGGACATGATTCATGTTCTGAAATACAAGATGAAAGTCAACCAGAGACTTATTCCAGAACTAAGGAGAGGCTATCTTGATCAGCTTGCTGATAAATTTGAGGATCAGATTGATACCTATGCAAGAGCCATTGGAAGATTACAGAACTATAAAAAGAAATTCCAATGAGCACAGCACACTACGAATACTGGTGGCAAAAGTCAGGCAGATTCAACATTGATTTATATAACAATTTTTTAAGAGCAAAGAGAGATGAAGAATTTCAGAGTAACTTACAAGATAAAGGATGTCAAATGGAAGGTCATCCACAAGACAATCCAAGCCAACAGTCCAGAGGATGCAATCAAGAAGATGGATATGTGGCCTCCGTTAATCATTAAAGTTGAGAAGATATGAAAGAAGGAAGATACAGTAACGCAGCTAAGCTTGACATTCATCAAGTTAAAGATATCCAAAAAAGATATGGATCATCTGAAATAACAATGAAAGAATTGGCTAATGAATTCAATGTGACAATGACAACCATTTGCAGATTGGTAAAAGATGTTGAAACTGATAATAAAAAAAGAGGCACTGGTAAAATATCTCAGTATTGTAATTTCACTAAAATTAATGAGGAAATTGCAACAAGAATCTTGATACTCTACATGAGTGGTCAAATGACTCAGAGATTGATTGCTGAAATGTACAACCTGGATCAGTCAACCATCAGCAATATTTGCACTGGCAAATCATGGAAGCATTTGTTTCAAGGAGTCAAGGATCAATATAACAAGGAAATTTTAAAGATTAAAAAATGATCCTGCACACTGGAAAGCAAAAGGTTGACTATCGCAAAATAAAGAGATGGAAGATTCAACTAAATATTAATAATAAATTTTATAAAAATTATGAGCAAGACTGAAGAGAAAGAAAAGTCCTGGATTGAAGAGGCTTGGGAGTATAGCAGAATGGCTATTGAGAATGATTTACCAACAACAATTGATGCGTTTTATGAATATCAATCAAAGAAAAATGTACAGATGCATCAAGCTGATTCAGCTGATGAAAGAGAAGTCAAGGAACATTCAGACAATGGCAAGATATCTTGATGTCTCAGAGAGAACAGTTTACCGATACTTTGATTTGTTCAGAGCATTAGGATACCAGGTCAATAAAGATTCATACAATAAATATTTTTTAAATGGACATAATACAACAAGTAAAAGAACTAATGATCCAGGATGATCTCCATCTTGCTGATAGATACAGAGACAAGGTATATAAGAGAGCTTATCTCTATTCAATACTCAGAGAGGAAGGCTGGCATCTGTCAAAGATTGGAAGATTATTCAACAGGACTCATGCCAGCATCATAAATGCTCTTAAAGTTCATGATTCATTCTATCAAAAAGATAAGATTTACATGAGGCATATCAAGCATTATGATCTAATATTTAAGCCAATTGTTGAACTGCAAAAGGATTCCATCTTTGATGATGTGATCAACTGCCATAACACTACTCAATTGAGGATGATTAAGGATAAGATCATGGCTGGAGGATATGATAAGGTGTGAACTGTGAACTGTGAAATTGCCTTCACACCTAAAAAATTAAAAAATAAAATCAAATTAAAAAACTCTTTTTTTCGCAAAGTGTGAAATTTTCACAGTAAGCCTCTGAAATACCTATTGTACTTAGAAAAATGGTGTGAAAATAGGTGTGAAAATAGGTGTGAAATTTCACAGTAACAATAAAAATTAATACAATGTATAAAATAAAGAATTTTTTATATATTTGCAGAATGATCTCACAAATTAACAAAGATATTTTTTGCCTCATCAATGAAACAGTAGTGAGATCCTGTGGATTTGGTGGGGCAATTTTATTTTTAATACCATGCTAATAGCTTTAACTTATGCCAAAAAACTTATTGATTCAGGATACTCTCTGATTGTCTCTGATGATAAGAAAATTCCAATAGGATCATGGAAACAATCTCAAAATAAACCTTTTACAAAGGATGAATTTGAAGAGAAGTACAAATCATCAAAAGCTCACTATGTTGGATTAGTTACTGGATACAATGGGATTGAATGTATTGATGTTGATCTCAAAGTATTTGCAACTTTAAAAGAACAGAATGATTTCTGGAATGAATTCCTCCAGTTGCTCAGAGATAACATTGATGACTTTGATTTCAAATTTGTAATTTATAAGACCGTCAATCAAGGATATCATATCCTTTACAAGACAAAGGATGTCAATGGCAATCAGAAGATTGCAAAACTCAAAGGACATTCTGAGGCAGTGATTGAATCAAGAGGAGTTGGTGGCTATTGTGTTGTGTATTCCAACAATATCAATCTTTTGACGTATCTTGATGTCAAAGAGATATCTGATAAGGATAAAGAAATTCTTTGGACAATCTGTAAAACATACAACTACACTGGTGATCAGCCAGTAAAAGAGGAAGTTAAGGAAGTCTATGAATCAACATTGACACCTTGGGAGGATTACAACCAAAGAACATCTATCTGGGATATCATATCAGATGACTTTCAGATTGTTTCTAAGACTCATGATAAGGATATCATCAAGAGGAATGGAGGCACATCTCCACATTCAGGATATGTCTATAAAAATAGTGGATGTATGTATCTATTCTCAACAGGATCAATATATCCACATGAGCAATTGATTACACCATTCATTGCATACACATGGAGATATCACAATGGTGATTTCAATGCATCAGCCAAGGCAATTTATTCTGATGGATTTGGAGCAAGACTTGAGAAAAAAATTAAGATAAAACAAATTGAGCCAAAGATTAACATTGAGAGAGTTCAATTTCCTATTGAGATATTCAGTAAAGAGATTCAACAATATATCATCCAGAGCTCGGATACTCTTGGATTGTCAATTGATTACATGGGATGTGCATTCCTTTGGTCATTATCAGTGTGCATTGGCAACTCATTCATTGTTGAGATTAAGCCAGGATGGAGAGAGACAGCTACATTATGGCTTGCTGTTGTTGGAAAGCCAGGAATTGGTAAAACACCATCATTGAATCAGATTATCTTTCCTCTTCAAAAGTTAAACATTAGAAAGCAAAAGGAATTCCAAAAGTCTTATGCCAAATATGTGGAATATGAGAGGCTTGATAAGGATGCAAAGAAATATGCTGAGGAGATTATTAAGCCAAAATCAGAGCAGTTTATTGTTGGTGATATTACTCTTGAGGCTTTGATTGATTTGCATGAGACTAATCCTAATTGCATTGGAGTCTTTAAGGATGAGCTTGCTGGATGGTTTAAAGATATGAATAAGTACAGAGCTGGATCAGATTTGGAATTCTGGCTATCATCCTGGAATGGTCAAAGCATTTCATTGAATCGTAAAACATCAAAGAGTGCATTTGTTGACAAGCCATTCATTCCTGTCATTGGAGGTATTCAGCCAGATATCTTCGAACAATTTGCAACTGGAGCCAACAAAGAGAATGGATTTATTGATAGGATTCTGATATCATATCCAGAGCTCAGTGTTGATAAATATAACACCAATACATTGGATCATAATTTAATTTACTGGTATGAAAATTTTCTAATCAGACTCAAGGAATCACTTGCAAAGAACTTTTTTATAACTGATGAGAAAGGAGAAATTTTACCACAGGTTGCAAGATTCTCACATGAGGCTAATGATGAATGGATTCGAATTCATGACAAGATATCTGATATGCAAAACTCAGATGATGAGAATGAATACATGAAATCAATGTTGCCAAAACAAAAGAGCTACATTCCAAGATTTGCAATGATGATTAACATCTTGA